TAGAGGCTGTAGCTGTTGAAGTTAAGCCTGTCGTTGTAGCTGCCAAAGTTGAAGAAGTGAAAGAGGAGAAGGTTGATGAAGTCTCGCCTCCTACTCGTGAAGAATTGGTAGCAAAAGCCACAGAATTAGGTATCAAGTTCAGCAAGAATCTTGGTGACAAAAAACTCGCTGCATTGATTGAAGCGAAGCTGGCAGAGTAATGGGCTGGACTAAGCGCCAATTCGTACAGCGAGCCTTTGAAGAGATAGGGCTTGCTCAGTACGTTTTTGACTTGCTGCCTGAGCAATTGCAGTCTGCTATCTATCGCCTTGATGCGATGTGCGAAAGCTGGAACGGTTTAGGCATTCGTTTAGGTTATCCGATACCGTCTAGCCCTCAGTATTCAGATTTAGATGAACAAACAAACGTACCAGATTGTGCTAACGAGGCAATCTACACCAATTTAGCTATCAAGATAGCCCCGATGTTTGGCAAGCAATTGCCACCTACATCAATGATTAACGCAAAGCAGGCTTATAGTGCGATGCTGACTAAGCTTGCTCCTACGCCACAAATGCAGTTGGGTACTATGCCTGCCGGCGCTGGGCAGAAGCGCGTTTATTATCCGTTCAATGTGCAGACGAATCAGCCTATTCTTGCCGGTTTGGATGGCGCAATTGAATATGCCGGAAATGCAGACTCTAACGTAGAGGTTTTACCCTAATGCCACAGATTAACCAGTTACCTACACGCACACCTACTGCTGGCGACCTAGTAGCATTTTTCTCTACTAATAACGGGGATGCTGCCAAAACCTCTTTTACTGCTATTGCTACGTTAATGAGTCAGTTAATGGGCGTATCTGGCGGTGGTGGATTTATCACGCAATACAGCTCTCCTGTTGCTACAGACTTTGAGATAACTGTAGGCGGTATTGGTCAAAGCACTTGGCTGATTGTTACGCCTACGACTGCCGGATTTGAGGGAGAGATTGTTATGCCTCTGGCTGCTACAGTTGCAGACCAACAAGAGTTGATTGTTAACACAACGCAAGATATTACGACCATCACGTTTGATGACAATGGTGCAACAGTATATGGGGCTCCGTCATCTATGCAGGCTGGAGATAGTTTTGTATTGAAGTTTGATTTAGTGATGAAGTTTTGGTACTGCATTTCCCGTTACTCCGCTCCAGCCCCTTAAGGTGATATATGAGACCATTTAGCCCGCAATACAAAAGCAACCAAAACTTAAGCGCTGCTGATCCTGCTGCTGTTGCCATTATCAATGATAGCTGCGATCAAGTGAGAGTAGTAAACTACGGCTCTAATGTTGTGTATGTATGTACTTATGCTGCTGATGGCACGATTCTTGTTGCAGATGATACTGACCTAGCTGTATTTGGTGGGCAAGCAACTACTTTCACAAAATCATTATCAGATAACCGGATTTCTTATTATTCTCCGGCTGGCACAACTCTATCAGTGATGACTGGCAGAGGGATATAATCCCGTGAAAATCCCTATCCTTAACGGTATCTACACCGATAAGAATGCGGATTTTCGCACGTCATACCCGCGCAACATGGTTCCCGTTCCCAAAGATACAGGGATAAATAATGGATACCTAAAGCCAGCGGACGGCATTAAATTATTTGCGGATGGCGTTGGTGTTGATCGCGGCGGCATTAACTGGAACGGAATATGTTACCGCGTCATGGGTACAAAACTGGTATCTGTTGCTGCTAACGGTGTCGTAACGATTCTAGGCGATGTAGGCTCTAGTAATATCGTGGTAATGGACTATTCTTTTGACCGGCTGATTATCAATTCCGGTACAAAGCTTTTCTATTACACACCAGATACAGGTGTCGAGCAAGTTACCGATACTGATCTAGGCAAAGTCTATGACTGTCTGTGGATTGATGGCTACACGATGACAACCGATGGTGAGTTTCTGGTTGTTACAGAATTAAATAATCCTTTTGAGGTAAATCCTCTCAAGTACGGAAGTTCAGAAATTGACCCCGATCCGATTGAAAAGATATTAGAACTGCGCAATGAGGTTCATGCTCTAAACCGTTACACTTCAGAGGTTTTTCGCAACGTTGGCGGGTCTAACTTTCCTTTCCAGCGTGTAGATGGTGCTCAGGCTATGAAGGGGTGCGTTGGCAATCGTGCAGCCTGTGTGGTCGGTGACGTGATTATGCTGGTAGGTGGAGGTCGTAACGAGTCTATATCTATTTGGGCGGTACAGAATGGAGGCGCTGAGAAGGTTGCGACTCGTGAGATTGATATTATCCTGTCTGGGTATACTGAGGCAGTTTTAGCTAAGTCCTATTGTGAGTCGCGCACTGATAAAGGACATCAATTCTTCTATCTGCACTTGCCAGATAAAACGCTAGTATATGACATTGCCTCAAGTGCTGCATTGCAGATGCCTGTCTGGTTTACTCTATCATCCGGTGCTGCTGAACAAGGCCAGTACCGCGCTCGCTCGTTTGTGTATGCGTATGACAAGTGGCTTTGCGGTGATCCTTTGTCTTATCGTGTCGGCTATCTGACAGATGATACATCCTCACATTATGGCGATCCGGTAGCATGGGATTTTGGCACACTCATAGTTTACAATGAAGGCATGGGTGCGATATTTCACTCAATGGAATTAGTCGGGCTTCCTTCTAGAGCGCCCGCTTCTAATGACGCTACTATCTGGACGCAATACTCTGTTAACGGCGTGACGTGGAGCAACAGACGATACACCAAGGCGATTAACCGTGGTGATCTGAATGCCCGTATTCAGTGGTTGCAGATGGGGCACATGCAGAATTACAGAATGCAGCGTTTCGGCGGCACAAGTGATGCGCACATGACAGTAGCCAGACTAGAGGCTAGAATGGAGCCGCTGTATGTCTAGCAATGAAGTTAACACTAATTTTCAGCGTGATCAGATAGCGCAAGTATTCAAGACTCCCGATATGATACGGGCGTTCGAGGCTTTGGTAAGACAGGCAACAGAAACAACGCCCGCTGAAAATAGCCAGACTACTGAGGAAATATACAGCATTGCTTTATCTGGCGGGCAGCAAAACAATTCAATGCAAAACCAGATTAACGAAATCAAAGCGTTTATAGGTATGACATAATGGCTATCGCATTCTCACAACTATTTGCGCCAAATCAGGTTAATAACGCTGCCGTAGAGACGCTGTACACAGTGCCTACAAGCCCGACTACAAGCCTGTTGCGTAACATGCGTGTGCGGTTCTCTAACACTACGGCACTTGCTGCTACAATCCAAGCATGGGCAGTTCAGCAATCAGGTTCAGCTTCTGACAGTAATTGTTGTCTGCCTGTCACCAGTCTGGCAGCAAATACCTTCATTGACATTGATATTCCGGTTATGACAGTCGGCGGAAAGTTACAGGCTCAGGCTGGAACAGCAGCCAGTATTACTGCCGTATGTATTGACGGGTTTATCCAGTCGTGAGTAGAGAGCGCGGTTACGCTGATGCAGCGATTAAAAAAGCACTTGGCGGGGCGAGTGTGCAGACGCATAGTGATAAACTGGATTCAATATCTGCGCTTGTCTATACAGGCAACGCGAACAAAGTTGTTGCTGTTAATGCCGGGCAGACTGGTTTCGAGCTAGTAGATGGAGGCAGTGGCGGTGGTAATTCATATAATCCTAGCGGATGGTAATTTAACTGTAAGAGGGTAAGGTAATGGCAGATAAGACAACGCAATCCGCAAACGATGTAGTCAATTACCTCGTTCGCAATGTCGCCCCGTCTTGGGATGGCGCAAGTACGCTATATGTTTCGCTACACACTGGAGCGGTAGGTCTTGGTGGAGATCAACTGACCAATGAAGTGGTGTACACAGGATATGCTCGTATCCCTATCACTCGCAGTGGCGCCGGTGGATTCAATGCAGCAGCAGCAGGTGTAGCAGCTACGAACCTCTTGTTACAGTTTGGAACATGCACTGGAGGCACGTTGCCGCAAGTTGTTACTCACGCATCACTTGGTGAGAATGCTTCTGGTGCTGGAACAGTTATTGTCACCGCTGCGCTGGCTTCATCAATTACGGTCAATATCAACTCTGTGCCACAGTTTGCCATCGGCACTATGACGGTAGGAGAACAATAATATGGCTTTTTCAGGTGTTGATAGTATCGTAGCTGCTAAAACCGCTGGTCAGCGTCAGCGTATGCCGTATAACAGAACGGTTGTGACTGGTGCAACGTCTGTTGCTGGTCGCTGGCATGAGTGCTTGTCTGGTGCTGGTACGGGTGGCTCTGTTGTATTGACAGGAACGGCTGGCACAGGTCTTGCTAAAAACAGGTCTTCAGCGGGCGCTTTGCCATTGGGCGCTGATGTTTCTACCTTGCTGCGTTATTTGCAATCGCTTTCAGTTATAACAGGTGGCGCTACGCTTTCCCCCGGCATTCTTGTGTTAACTGATATTATCCATGTGTATCCTTCATGCGCATTGACTGGCGTACCTTCAACTATGTCATCACATCCGACATGGACAGGCACAGGTGATACTCGCATGACCAATGCGGTAGGCGTTCAGTGTTCACTTGTTGTTACTACAGCGGGTACAGCCGGTAACGGTCAGCTAACCATTACTTACAATGACCAAGGCGGCGCTTCTGGTACTTCTGGTGCAATGTATGCGCCTGCTACTAACGCCCCGATAGGCTGCTTGTATGGTCAGACCAATACCGTTGTCACTGTAGGTGGTCCATATTTCCCAACAGCGGCAGGTGATACCGGCATCCAATCTATCCAGTCGTATACCATCACAACGGGCTTAACGTCTGGTGTTGGCGCGTTTGTACTGCACAGGCCGATTGCTGAAATCCCACTGGCTGCGGTAAACACCCCCGGCATGATTGAGTGGATATTGGGCGAGCGCGTCTATGACGATTCGTGCCTTGGTTTCTTCATTCAGGTAGGCGGCGCGGCGACTGTAAGCCAGCAAATAACCGGCTCGTTGGATATGGTTTGGGGCTGATGTGCTAAGGAATAACGGCTCTAACTTTGGGCGGGTAACCTTTCTTGGTGGCGCATTATACGCCAATGGGTTCCCGCGCGTTGCTGCCCGTCAAAGACTGATAGAAAACTTCTCAGGATTCGGCCAGCGCACATCTATGCCGCAAGGCTACCAAAGTGCAACCAAGGCGCTGATTCCTACTCTGAAAGAGTCTTGGGATATGTTTGTCATGTTCAGGGGCGATGGCTCGTTTGCTGTTGCCGCTTTAACTGTCGAAGATATGACCGTAGGCTTTTCTGGTGAGGGTACGTTCAGCCCCAATGCCCAACACGCTTACACGATGACGGTGGAGTTCCTTGGTGAGGGTACGCTTTCCCTCACTGCTGAACAGCTAGAGCAGGCTTCCGTTGCGTTTGATTCAGGCACTAGACCGTCTGCTTTTGATATTGCGCAAGAGGTCTGGCAAGCACAGGCCGCATCCTATAACACCGCTGGATCAATGGGGGAGAAAGTTAATTCTTCCTCATGGAATGAGGTTATTGAATCAGGATATACAGCAGCAGAAGTTATGCGAATACTTGCCGCTGTTGCAGTGGGAAAAACAACAATTACTGATCTAGGTGGCGGTAATGCTACTGTTGCATTCCGCGATCAGGCTGATACAAAAAACAGAATACTTGCTGATATGACAGGTAGCGAGCGCACTGATATAACACTTGATCCAAGTTAGATTTATCGTTACAATCCGACCATCGCTGAGACATAGGCCAGCCAGCAGGCCATACCTCGTATAGAGAGCGACCATGCTGGCAGCGTTAAACATAGGTAAATCCTTTTTCAATACTGGCTTAACCGTCGATGTTGTAAATCTGAAGGCTTATCTAGAAGATCATCCTGAATCATTCAATACGCACACAGAGCGCCTTACTTCCTATGGCTCGCCTCACAGTGCATCGTCTGATATTTGGGTTCGTTACAACACGCCAGAAAATAAGGGCGCAAACTTTAATGATATGCACTTTCCTGTCTGGTATCCGATAGCAAAAGAGTTGCCGGATGTGATGGGGATTGCGTTTGCCATTATGAACGCTGTAGGCGGTGAGCATTTGGGCGGCGTACTGATAACAAAAGTTCCTGCCGGTGGCCGTATTGAGCCGCACACAGATAGCGGATGGCACGCTGGCTTTTATGACAAGTTTTATATCCCTATCAAGAATGCAGAAGGAGCGAAATTCTGCTTTGAAGATGGCGAAATAGCTCCACAAGAAGGCGAAGTGCACTGCTTTGATAACTCGGTGACTCATTGGGTAGAAAATAACAGCGATCAGGACAGAATTGCTCTGATTGTGTGCATAAGGACAGTTTTGAGGTCACAAAATGCAACTTGATGGATTGCTAGAAAGCGAGTTTTTAACGTTCGATATGTATTTCTCATCGGTGTGTTCTATGCAGTTTCATCCGGGAGCAGGCACTAAAGACCACAAGGCGTTAAGCATAGAAGAAAGCAAAGAGGTAGCTATCGAAATGATTAAGGCTAGACGTGATATTCCAGTTTTGAGGGGTAAATAATATGCCGTGGGCAGCAGCAGGGGCAGTAGCAGGCGGAGTTATTGCGGCAAACGCAAGCGGCGATGCTGCCGATGCAGCAGCAGAAGGCGATCAGCAAGCTATAGCTTTACAGCAGCAGAATCTTGAGCGGATAAGAGAAATGCTGAAGCCATACCGTCAGGCTGGTAAAGCTGGTCTTGGCGGTCAGCTTGATTTGCTTGGCTTAAATGGCAACGATGCTCAGGGTGCGGCAATTTCTGCATTAGAGCAAAGCCCACAATTTACTTCATTGGTTAAGTCTGGAGAGAATGCGCTGTTGCAAAACGCTTCTGCTACTGGTGGATTACGTGGTGGCAATACCTCTGCTGCTCTGGCTCAGTTCAGGCCACAAATGTTATCGCAGATTATAGAAAGCCAGTACGGAAAATTAGCTGGCCTATCTGCTTTGGGCGAGAATGCAGCTGCACAAACAGGCAATAACATGACCAATAGCACGAATCAAATATCGGGATTGCTTAGCAATATCGGCCAGACAAACGCCATGGGGCAGATTGCACAAGGTCAGAATTATGCGGATATGTTTGGCGGTATCGCTAAAGGTATAGGCCAATACATGGGCGGGACTTTCTGATGCAAAATCCTTTCTATATACAGCAGCCTGACCTTGTAGAGCAATACGGGCGCGGCTATGAAATTGGCGCAATGCAGCGCGAAGATCAGAAAGCGCAGCAAGCTGAGGCTGCTAATGCTGAAATGATGCAGCAGTATCAGAATGATCTTTATTCTATCTATCAGAACCCAGAGGCAGGCGCTAGAGAATACGGCGCGTTGCAGATCAAGTATCCGCAAATGGCAGACTCTATCAAAAAGACATTTGAAGGAGTTGATGGCGAGAAACAAAAAACCCTGATTTCTGACATGACGCAAGTATATTCTGCTGTACAGAATAGTAGGCCGGAATACGCCGTTAGTTTGTTGCGCGAAAAAGCTGATGCGGCTCGTAATTCAGGCGATGAGGCACAAGCCAAAAAGTACGAAGACATGGCGCAAATGGGCGAGCTTGACCCTATGCTGCTTAAAGATTCTACAGGAATGACGCTCTACGCTATCAAAGGTGGCGATTATCTGTCAGGCATTGCAAAAGCTCCTTATGCTGGCACAGAGGCGGAGGCAGGCGCGATAAAAAGTCAGGCTGAGGCTGTTAAAAGCACCGCTGAGGCGGCTGTTGCTGAGGATTCTGCTGTACTTGATGTAACTGGAAAAGCTGAAGACATTAAAGGCAAGCAACTCAAAAGACAGATTGATGTTATTGACTCGCAAATTAGCGCATCAAAGTCTGATATAGAGCGTGAAAAGCTGCAAATTGAGCGTGATAAGGTACAGCAAGAAGCTGACAAGATTTCTCTAGAGCGAGACAAGTTGCAGGGCGCTGATGCTCAGATGGCGCAAGACACGCTAGATACTGCATCTGCTGGACTGGATACGGTGAACGAGTTAATGAAACATCCGGGCTTGCGTTCTGGAACTGGTCGTGGTGGTGACTTTGCAGCGTGGTTCAATGGCTCAGATGCAGCAGATTTTAGAGCGCAATTAAAAACAGTTGACTCGCAACAATTCCTGACCGCCATCAAGCAGATGAAAGGCATGGGCGCATTATCCGATGCCGAGGGTTCTCGTCTGTCTTCTGCTGTGGCTAGTCTTGATACTGCTCAGTCAGCACAACAGATGCTAAATGCGCTGGGTACTATTCGTAACACCTTACGCAAGGCACAGGAAAAAACTATCTCGCGTGGCAAAGCCCCTACCAGTGGCGGCGTTGTTGTGGCTGAGACTAAAAAATACGGCAAGGTAAAAGAGGGCGATATAAACAGGATTTTAGAGGCGAATCCCGGCTCCACTCGTGAGCAGGTTATCAAGTTTCTGCAAACACAGGGGCAATAATGGAGCGCTTCCCTGTTTCATACAAAGATGAAACGTATGATAACGTTGATTCCAGCACAGAGCAGAAGCTAGGCATTCCAGCCGGTTTATTATCGTCTATCCGTCTGCATGGTGAAAAGTCAAATGCTGACCAAGTGAGTTCCGCTGGTGCTAGAACGCCTTATCAGATTACGCCATCGACTCGCAAACTCATTATTAAAAAGTACGGCATAGACCCGTATCTATCGCCTGATCTTGCGTCTGAGGGGGCAGGCTTATTGCTGCAAGAGTCACTTAAACGCAACCAAGGCAGGATAGAGGATGCCATAGGTGAATATCACGGCGGAACAGACCGCAAGAATTGGGGCGATGTAAACAAATCTTACCGCGCTCGTGTTGTGCCAAAATTCGAAAATGCCAAGGTCAGCAAGCTATCTGACGAGTTTTCAGCATGGGCGGCTGAGAATCCAGCTCCTGATGCCAGTGGATCACTAGAAACTGATTTCGCGGCTTGGCAAGCAAAACAAGCACCAGAAGAAGCTCCTAAATTACCTCCTACAGCTATTGACTCTGCGCAGGAAATGGTGACAGGTACAGAGCGCTCTACTGCTGAATCACAGAAAGCTACAGAACTTGGTTCTGGCACTGATGTTCGCATGTTGGTAGAAGGCAGCGGCTTAGATGATGCTGGCGTAATGCGCTTAGGTGCTGATGTTTTAACCGCAACGAATCCAGAAGAAGCAGCGGATATTATCGTCAATAAAACCAATGGTGCAGTGACAAAACGCACTGATGAAAAGGGTAATTTGTTTCTGACCAACACCAAAACAGGTCAGGATGTTATTATCAATAAGCCCGGTCTTTCTGGCATGGATGCTTTCCAAGGTACGTTCCTTGGCGGTCTTGCTGCTTTAGCTTTAACACCCGCTGGACGTGTTGCGCAAGCTGGCGGCGGTGGATTGCTTCCTACTGCTGCTGCCGTTGGTGGATTGAGCGCTTTAGCGCAAACCGGCATTGAAGCAGAGCAGGCATCACAGGGCGGAGAATTTAATACATCCGATGTTGCTCTGGCTGGAGGATTAGGTGCGGCTATACCTGTTGCTGGTGCTGTGGCTAAACCTGTTATAAATGCTATTGCCCCTAAAGTCATGCAGGGCGTGAATGCTGTTAAGACAATGGGTAGCCGTGGCGCTCAGGTTGCCGATGTTGTAGAAGCTCCTGTTGGCGCTGGTACAGTATTGAGACAAGCTGACGAGGTTGCGCCGCCTGTTGCTGCTGAACCTGTAGCAGTTGAAGCGCCTGCCGTTGTTCCACGTGCAACACCAGAAGAAATAACTACTATTGCTAACGCTCCTGATGCCGCTCCTGCTGTTGCAGAAATGCCAGCACAGGACTTTGGCGCACTGGCTCAGAAAGCCGCTAGTGGCTCACAGAAAGCCAAGGAAGAATTGGCCGCTGTTGTAGACATTAACCCTGAGGCAAAAGCTGCTGCCGATGCGTTGGGATTGGAATTACCTATTGACCTTGTCTCTGATAGCAAGTTGCTACAACAAACCGCTGGATTATCACGCGGCATTGTAGGCGCTGAGTCCGAGGCATGGAAAGATACGGTGACACAGGTTGGAAAAAAAGCCGACGAGGCTTTGGCTGCTATGGATGGCTCTACTGATGTGGCTACATTGTCAGAGCGTGTAAAAAATACACTCAGCCAAACCCAAAAGGATTTGAAGGCCGCTGAAAGCAAAATATATAGCGAAGTTGATAAGCAGGTTCCTGCTGCAACTAAAGTTACCATGCCTACTACTGCAAAAGAATTAAAGCAGATGATAGACAATTCAGGCGGCATGAAAAATGCCGATCCTGCATTAGTGAAGCTGTA